CATCTTCTACAACACCGTCGTCTTCAATACCAACAGTAATACTAGATTGATTATCATTAACAACAATATTTCCAGTCAAGTTGCCGCCAATGATATCTTCTGATGTAATTCCCTCACCAGACAAGGTATAGTATAGAATCTCACCGTTTCTAAAATTGGTAGTAGTTACAGCATATACAATAAATTCTCCCTCTGGACACGTAGATCTATCTGGAACAATAGTAACAGTTCTTGTAATCAAGGTGTCTGTAGTGTCATCTCTACCATCACCATCAGAATCAGTGAATGGACCATCATTTGAATCTGGTCCTGTAGTATCTCCATCACCATCATCATCTGTAGGAGCAGTATCGTCTGGTGGAAATAGTTCACTCGCTTCATACGAAGGATTTTTACTAGAACCAGTGTATGGATCATAAGGTTCAATTAGATTTTTTTCTGTAATCGTACATGTACCAATAGTTCTGATAAACTTAGTCTGTACAATACTACCCTTCATAGGTGTATTTTTTCTAATCAAGATTTTAAATTCTTCATCTTGTTCTCTCTCAGAATCATTCAAAGTACGTACTTGAATTTGCTTTGATGTTTCTCCTGGTGCAAATCCAAGAATTCCACTTTCTGGAAGGTAATCTGCATTTTCTGTAGCAGATCCACTATATTTTAATGTTTTATATGTGACAGAAGATGATACTTCTGTATATCCAGTTCTAGATACAGTGAAAGTAGCAATCTCTCCTTCTTCTACTGTAGTGTCATCAATAGTGTATGTAATTCTCTTTGTCTGCTTTACATCATTATTGTCTGGGTCTTGCTCTGCATCCTCAGGAAGATCACCAGTAGTTCCACCTGTTGCAGGAACACCACCAGTGAATCCAATAGTTGTAAACTGTAAAGACTTACCTTTGTAAGCATCATCACAGACATATTGAGTGTAATCAGCACCAGTTGCTGGGAATAGATTATCGATGTCTGATAACAACTGGTCAAGGAAATCTCCCTCGTCTTCAAGTTCTTCTCCACCATTCGTACAGACTTGCTTTTTCTTACTACAAGATCTGTCTGGTCCAGAACATGAAATACCAAGTAAGTTTAGAACATAGTTAATTGCTCCACCAAGAATATTAAGTGGTCCAGCAATTGCTCCTAGGATATCACTAATTGGTCCTAGAACAGCTCCAAGAACTTCATTCATTAGAGAGTTGATCTTGGACATGATGCCATTAACTAGAGCATCAATCTGACAAGCAACAGACTTATAAATCTGCTGTACATAACTCATCAGTAGATCTGTCAAGAACTGACCGAGGCGATCACCAAGATCTGCCATCGAACATCCTAAGTTCTTTAGCAGGTTGTTGAAAAATTCTGTTACTGGAGTCAATGAGTTGCCATCTTCGGATGGTCTTAGTAGAGCGTTGATTAGATCTTTTACCGCATTCTGCAGTTTCTCAATAATAAATCCTTTTACTCTAGCAACAAACTCACTGACGACTCTCATTGCTTTGTTAACATAACCTCTTGCCATGTTAACGCCGTCCATGAGTCCACCAGTTGCTTCATTGACAACATATGTGCCAATATTGCCACCGTTGTTTTGGACTGCTGCTAAGAACTCTCCCATGATGCCAGTCATCTGGGACATCATGTCATCTTCATCACACTTCTCTGCTTTAGACTGACACCAGTCCTCTGATGCAGCATTCTCATTCTTTAGTGGTTGTACTTTCTTTGGAGGAATGTTAACTCTAGAGTTTCCATCTCCATCCTCAGTTCCGTCAGACAGTCCACCAGTCGCTGTGTTTTTTCCAGTGGAGTTTCCACCTTCGTCTTTTTGAATTGGTGGACCATCCGCTTGTGCGTTGATCTGTGGAATTGCAGTGGTAAAGGGTGGAGTATCAGGTGTTCTTTCTGTGAATACTTTTGTAGCACCTGGGGTCTGACCTATGGAACCCATGATAATGGGTTTCTGTTTTTCGGTATCCATGTAGAAACCGATAACCCAACATCCAACTTCTAATTGTGGATGTGCTCCACCACCATTACCAGGAATAAATGGAACAGTTACAGGCATCATAACACTTGCCCATGGCAGGTCTTCAGTGCCAACTAGTTCAGGATCACCAGGATGATCCCCAACAATTCGCACCTTAAATCTATAACCACCTTTGTTATTTGATTCGTCAGCGGCGGTTCCTTCAATTTGACCTACCCACCAATTAAAACCGTCATTGCCGATTCTATGTGTTGGGATTATGTTTGATACTAACTGATCCATAACCTAATTAATTATCATGCAACTTACACTCTGGTGCGCCTGGTTCTTGATCACAATATAGTTCGAGTGGTGTTGGATCGTGATGATCTCCTGCCTCAATCTCTTCTTTATGATGCTCTACCCATTCTTCTAGATCGTGCAGTTCGCCCTCAATATGACGACGCTGCTGTGGTGATGTCAAAGGATTTTGGAGAATCTCTTTATCCTTCTCGATATGCTTTTCGATGCTTTCCATAGGTAATTACCTCCTGTGATTATTTAGTGCCGTGATTTGATTCTACATCACCATACGAATCTCGCATTAATCTTAAGGTTGTCGTAAACCTTCCGTTAGTGGACTTGGTGCTGTCATATGTATGAGTGACTTCTTCAATCAAATAAATTCCACTGCTTTCTGGGTCAAAAGTTTCATCTTTTGTTCTTTCTGCAGGTGCTTTATTAATCAATTTAATGTTGATCTTATCACCTGCACAAATTTCAGAGTTTCCAGGAACAACAATAGTTGCCATTTGTGTTTTTAACAATTCATATCTCATCAATGCTTGTGCTGCAAAATGCTTATGAAAATCACAATATTCACTGGGTTCTTCTGCTCCATCTGATTCTTCATAAGATGCAATTCCTGGGTCATTGTACCATGATTCATGGTCCAATAAAGTAGATACAATTCTTGTAGGGTAATCTGCAATAGTTTTACCACCAAAATCAATTAATGATGGTGTGTTCTGTGCTCCAAGATGCTTCATATCCTCATATGCATCTTGAAGACTGTAATCATATTCAGAGTATTGTCCTGTGGAATGATTGAAGAATACAATTAGACTAGAATATTTTCCTTTCCTCATTGATGTCATAACATCAACCTCAGAAGAGAATGTCGCTTGAGAAATTGTTAATCTATCATCTGCACCATCACTTTGATTTGCTGGTTTCTCTACATAAGGACCCCAAGTGTTTTCTTCGTTCTCTGTCAACAAATCATCTACAGCAAAGAAATTATATCCTCTCTTAGATTCCCAGAAAAAATACCCCGCAGATCCAGATACTTTTTCTCTACTAGAATCTCCTTTTGATTTAGAACCTGCAGACCCACCACTACCAGTCTTGACACTTTTGACACATAGAGATGAAATCACATCAAATGGTCTTCTGTTAGTTGGTAGCATCTTCACAGCAAATTGTGTTGGTGATGTCATGCCATTTAGATTGACAATAAAATCCTTGTCTGTCTTAAGATTTTCTATTAGAATTTTAGCAATAATTTCTTCTGGTTTGCCTTCTAGTTTCTTGATCAATCTAACACATTCATTATTCAGTGCCTCTACAGAAATTAATCCCAGTGTATATGCTTGTGTCTGGTTTTTTGCAAATCTATTACCAACTTTCCATACTTGCATTACATATTCTTCTGGTTCATCTTTAGAAGAAGTTTGAACTGTAATTTTTACTGTTTCTCCACCTTGAATAGGAAGATCTGCTAATAGTCCAGCACTATCAGCGACCGTCATTGTTGCAGCAACAAATGGACTAGTGACACTCTCAACATACGAGAATGTATTCACCATCTGTTTGATTTCATAACCCTCAGTCTCGCCAAGTGCTGCAATGGCAACACTTTTCAACTCAAAGTCTGTTACGTTTTGAAATTCTTGAGTCATTATGCTAGTGATCTAATTCTTAGGTCTTGGAATACAGCAGTGCCAGAATCTTGCATACCGATTCCAGGAGATACTCCGTTTGGAACAGTACCACCCTGTTCTCCTCCACCACCATAGTAGTTATTGATTATAGTAGGTGCTGCAGCAGGAGCAGTGGAAGCAGACGCTACCTGCGCTGACGTTGCCATGATTGGCGTACCTGTGTTTGGTGCTACTGGTGCTGCGGCAATAGGACCAGGAGAAGATTGTGGTGTTGCTGCTGGTGAAGCTGATGCTACTGGAGATGCTGCAGCAGGTGATGA